GGAATGATATACCTGACACCTCATCAAAGTTCTCATACACCCATGCTCCTACCTGCATCCACTCATCTTCCTTGACAGATATAGTGACAGATGGCTTGTGTTCACACCAATACCTCTGATACAATAACCAAAACTCTAACTGTTGAATGGCAGTCATCTTTGTTCTAGTTGTAGCACCTGATGGTGATTTCATAGGAAAACTAAACACTGTTGTACTGTCAGGCTTCATAGCACATGGCTCACTTGGTATGCCATTATCTTTCATAAACTGTGTTAATGGGTCTTTGTTATCACCACGCACAGTTCTTATGTAATAGTCGCTATGTCTAGCATGAATACCTGATGCACTGTCAACTAATTGACTAACTGTACCACTAGGTTTGATGCAAGTTATAGCAGTTGACTGTGGTATGCCTAAATCTTTGGCAATCTTCTTGTTAGTCTCTACTGCTACTGCTCTTAGCTCCTCAAGAGTATCACTTAACTCATAGTAATCATGGTTTAATACAGGACAATCAAGTATACCTGTTAGGGAAACTCCTAATAATCTCTCTTCTTCTGTGTTATCTTTCCATATCTTACGTAGATATTTAAAGTTAGTAAGCGTAGATTGTAATGTACCAAGTATAGTAGCCATCCGTACCTTTTCTTTTAGTGATACTATGTCATCTGTAACCCTGCATACTACCTCTGTAAGATTACAAAACTGATATGGTCTAAGTATAATCTCTGAACATGGATTACAACCAAAGTAATAATCAGCATCTCGTCTACCATTCTCAAGTGCTTTCACTTTGGCTGCCTGTCTGTTGAAGATACCACGTTCCCCTGACTTAGATTCATATAATGATGTCCACTCACGCATGAATGTACCCATCTCAGGCTTACCTTTAAATGCTACAGAGTTATTAGCTAGTGCTCGTTGCCCTTCATTCTCCCACCATTGACCTGACTTGGCATGACGCATTTGGTCATCACCTAAGTTGGATAGGGATATAAGAGCAGACCTACGTACTCCACCTACAACTACAACTTCACCTATCTTACACATAATATCATGGCACTCAATAGGAAATAGTCTTCTACCTTTAGCACCTTTAAACTTCTGTATGCAGAATTGAAATAACTCAACTAATGGTGCAGGTCCTGATGCTCTACCACCAAATGTTTTAAGCCTTGCACCTGCTGGTCTGACCTGTGATACATCCCAAGTAGGCACTTGCCCTACATATAACATAGCAATGAGTTCTCTCAATGCCTTTGCCCATCCGGGTCTGCTGTCACCAACAGTTATGATAGTAGTGCTGTCCTCAAAGTGTTCATTTACTATGGGTAGCTTGTCTACGTTCTCACGTTCTACAGAGAAGCCAACACCTGTGCCACACATAAGTATATACATACACTCGTCAAATGAACGAGGACTATCTACAGGTATATAACTACAGTTGTAACCACCTACATGACACCTATCTAGTGCAGGTCCTGATGTCATCAATGCTCTCATACTAGGCATGACACCTAAGTTCATTATCTGTGTAGATAGTTTTTCTTTTAATGCTTTGGTTAATTCGTAATTGTAATTAGTTTTAAGATGCTCAGTCATATAACTAAAGTATCTGTCTACTGTCTCACCCCAATTCTCTCTTCTTTGGTCATCTTCTTTCCATCTAGCATAGCGAGAGAGTGCTATAAAGTTTTGGTAATCTGTTGGTAGGTAGTTGCTTATCATCTTTTACTCCGTTAGTATTTTAATATGGGATATCTTTACACCCTCTAAATCGTGAAATAACTCACGCATATAATCTTCAAAATCTTCTGTAACATCTCCATCAGAGGGAACAGGGTACTCTTCAGGGTCAACGAGAAGAGTTGCCATGATTTTAACTCTCATCAATAACTCCTATTAACTTATTCAAGTACCATTGTGCTTTCTTTAAATCTTCTACACCATTCTTGTACTTGTATCTCCATAAATACTTAGCTATATTACCTTGTAAATATGATTCAAAGCCATCTCCCAACATAGCTTCTAACGCATCAATACATTCAATGCCTGATTCATTATAGTGTTTAGGATGATTAACCATATCTCCCATTTCAATGTTATCAGATTGTTTCATGGCTTGTTTCTCTTTCTCTTGTACCAACCTCATCTTCATATACTCCATATGTCTTAGCATTTTTTATTATCGTTATCTGCGTCAAAAGACAATACCACAACATTGTCATGTTTGTCAACTATTTTAAGTTGAGGTTCAGGTTTTTCTTCGTTATGTTCTGCTTCTTTAATAAGCCTTTGTCTTAGGTCTTCATCTTTTTCCATTAGTGGTACAGTTGCACACATTGTCCTACAGAAATCCATAACACCATAGTAATCAGAATCATCTAGTGGGTTATCAGGAGATGTCATTATTGATATGTTTACACCACCTGTCCATCTAAAATGTTTATCCATCTCAGGTCTAACATCTATAATAAAATCTTCAGAGAGTATCCTGCTTTCTATAGTCATTTAACTCTCCTTAACTTATTACCCTTGAACCTTATAAACTTAGGGTGTTTATCTTTACCCTTTTCTTTTAACCAATCTTCAGGTATTATTCTGTCATAGTATCTAAATCCATGCTTGTCACACCATTGACCATAAGAAGACTTAGCACCTTTTTGTAGTTTACTTCTACTATTAGTAAATACAAATCTAATATCTAAATCAGGATGTTGTTTTTTTATGGCTTTATGTTTCTTTCTATCTGCTGATAAAAACCTACCTTTTGTTTCTATTATTATACCATTGTTTAATATAAAGTCAGGGGTATAGGTGCGATAAGTTAAATCTTCCCATTCAATCTTTAGAGTTTCATACTTATACTTCTGCTTTAACTCTGTTAAATAGACTGATATAGTATGCTCTAACCCACTCCTATACCCATGCTTTATAGCATCTCTTCTTATCTTATGAGGAGACAATTAGAAGTTTCGCCACGTTATACCTGTAAAAGGACTATAAGAAGTTTGGTAACCCAAGCTCTTTAACTCTTCTTTTACAGCTTCGTCTGCTACTTTTCTAGCTTCCATAGCATCACGCAAACCTGCTGTACGCATTTCACGATATTCCTTTTTAGCTTCTGCTAATTGTTTTTCCATTTCTTCAATATTTTGTTTTAGTTCATCTAGTGATTTACTCATGCTACTCTCCTTTCAATTTTATATATTGAACCATCTTAGGTTCTTTAGCTTGAGACATTTGTGCAGGTAGTTCTTTCAAATCTTCCCAACAAGACTGTCTATATGAACAAAATGTACAATTCTTATTTAAAACCATGTTACCTGTAGGCTTACCTCTAAATGTCTCAGGTTCAGGCTCAAAGCATCGTACTAACTTATCTGATTCAGTAGCCTTTATATTCTTTTTGATTTTGTCAAGCTCTATGTCCATGTCAATGTGAGCAGGAACATATTTAAACTGACCATTAGCCTTGTTGACAACCCACCAACCACCTGCCTTCTTATTAGAAGCCTTTGCGTAACCTGCTAGTTGTCCAACATAACCAAAACTATCTCCTGAATGTAAAGATTCATAGGAATCAAACTTATATTTATATGACCAATCAGATGCAGACTTAATATCATCTACTGCATCATTCATAACTAAATCATATGAACCTGATATAGTAGTTTTTTCGTCAATTTCAAGACTAACTGTATCACTATTTTCAAACTTAACATTAGCTTCTCTTAGTACTGCCTTAAATACTGCTTCAACTATGTCTCCAATCATCATGTTCATCACAAAGGTAGTAGGTTTAGGTAACGCAGTCTCAGGTCTATTCTTCTCAAACCAAAGTTGGCAAGAAGGTCTACCTATATTAGACATACGTAACCTAAACTTATCTTCTCTCTTCGTGTTGAACTGACGATTCAATGCATCTTTAATGTCTGTTGCCACTTGCTCTATATTCTCTTGGCTCATAGCAGACTTGCCACTTGTAGCATTTTCAAGATACTGATGAATCATCATTTCAGCAGGATGGTTCACTAGGCTACCTCTTCCTCAACATCAACATCAATGAAATCATCAACAATGTCTTTGTCTTCTTGGCTTACAGGAGCTTTAGCTTTCATATCCCATTCATTAAATATATAACTATTGTAGTTATCTATCCATGCCATGAAGTTAATGAAAGTGTTTTGGTCTTCATCTGTTACTTGAACAGTCTTCTGTAAGTCTAAGGAATAGTTAGGTAAGTAAAACTTAGCACCACTAGGCAATGACCTCTCTTCACTGTTTAACTGAATGTAATGCTGAACAGGTAATCTTTTAGTTTGATTAAACTTATTAAAAGGTTCTCCCATTGTCTTGAAAGCATCACGATTATCAATCTCCCATATGAATGGAGTTCTATCGTCTAGAGATACTTTATCTCCCTTCTCGTCTTTAGCATTAGGCATATCAATAAGACCAAAGATTACTCTAACCCTCTTAATCTGCTTAATAACTTCCTGTGTAGCCACAGGCAATGCCTTAAAGTCTTTGATATATCCTGATGGCTTACCACAGTTAAAGCTACCCTGATTATCTTTTAAGTCATTGTTTAGGTTGTCTGCCATAAGTGTCTTGTGATAAACACCCATAGGTTCACCCTTCTTAGCAGACATATTCTTAACAAACCTCTTGTACATAAACCTCTGTACAAAGGGTCTGATTTCAGCAGTTGGAGCATATACAACAGGCATATCAGGTCGTTCTAGTTTAAATGAACCACCCTTAACGACTACTGCTTCTACACTTTCGTTTCCAACCTTCTTCATGCCCATAATATTATTATGATGCAATCTCATTCTTGGTAGAGGATTAGCCTTACTCGTATCAGATGAGCCTGTTTCCCCTGCAATACCCATAGCTTTTGCCATCTCTGCATAGTTATTGGTATCTATCGTAGTTATTTCATTAACCATATGTTTCCTTTCTATCAAAGTTTGTAAGTTATATCACATAACGTCTTTCGTGTCAAGCCAATTATTACCTATTTTTGCTTCTAATAATAATGGTACATTGAACTCTAATGCAAACGCACTATTTATTAAACTAATCATTTTACTATTAACTATTTTAATAACGTGGATTACTTTTTGTATCTCATTAGGATGTATGTCTATGACTATAGAATCATGCACACTATTGACAATACAAGACTTTAGATTGACTAATTCATTCTCTATGTTTACTAGTATAAGAGGAACTATATCAGCAGTAGCAAATGATTGTACAGGATAGTTCTTTATCTGTGTAAAGTGAGACACCTTACCATAAGAGTTTCTTCTAACATCAGGGAATGAGAACTGTCTACCTGATGGTGTAGTTATCTTACTAGTGCTTATAGCTTCTTTAGCCAACTTGGAGTGCCATAATGCGATTCCCTCGTACTTTTCCGTGAAGTGCTTATAATATGTAGCCTGAGCAGGTGTCCTTCCAAACCCTGTTGCTCCGTAGAGGGGTGCAAAGGTATGAGCTTTTGCTTCTTGGCGAGATATCTTCTCACCTGCATCAGTAATAACACTAGCAGTATAACTATGAACGTCAAAACCATCTTCTATCTCCTTCATTGCAGTTTTATCTTGTGATAAGTATGCTGATACTCTGAACTCTAACTGTGCAAAGTCAGCTTCAAGTATCTGTCCACCTTCCCAACGAGATACAAACACTTTCTTAACAGGGAATGTACCACCTCTAGGCATATTCTGCATATTAGGGTCAGCACCACTGAATCTACCTGTTGCAGTCCTATGTTGTAGTAGTCTTACATGAAGTTTACCATCAGGTTTAGTGTGTGTAGTAATACCCTCAACAAAAGATGACAGGTATGTGTCTAAAGCTGATAGTCTTTGTAAGTCAGACAAGAAGTTAACTGCTTCCTGTAAGTTATTCTTCCTAGCAATGCCCTGTAGTGTAGCTAGATTAGTTTTATTAACTGTAAATCCATTAGCACTAACCCATTTAGCAGTAGGAGCAGTAAACTTTAGTCCTGCTACCACTTTCGTAGGTACAAATAAGTAGCCAACAGAATTACAATAATCACATTTGTTGGGTTTAGCATAAGGTATTCCATTTTTCCTAACCTTTCTTACGTAACCTGTGCCTAAACAACCTGCACATTTCTGTGCTTCTGTCTTGTACACAATATCTGATTTATCTTTAACATTCTTTTTGTATTCAGTAACATCCATATATGGCGAGAATGTATTTGCCCATTCAAGTTTATCTTTAGGCTTTCTACTATATATAACCCAAGACATCTGTTCAGGACTATTGAGATTAATACGTGTATCTCCCATTAGTTGTCTTACTTGTATGTTTAATCGTTTCTCTGTTTCTGCTTTCTCTTTCTCAAACTCTTCTCTAACTTCATTTAATTTGTTTACATCAACAGTAAAACCATTCTGATATATCCTAGCTAATGTAACAGACACACGATTAGTTAGTACAACTGTATTCATTAATCCTGCATACTCTACTGTATTTAGTTTCTTGTATATAACATCTGATAACTCTTGTGTTGCTTTTAAGTCAGCAGATAAGTAGTCAGACAACTCTTGCTTTGGTATCTCATCAATAGGTACTTTATTCTTAAAGTATTCTTTCATAGTTTCTTGTTTCTTAGTAGCCAACTCATACCTATTGGCACAGGCTTCAAGTGATAAAGGTTGTTTGTTACCTCTCTGTATAACATACTCGCCTAACATAGTATCAAACACTGCACCATCATACTTTAATCCACATTCCCATAGCCACAGTAAATCATGCACTATGTTATGTCCTATAAGTATAGTTGCTTCATCCAATAACTCTTGTACTCCATCAAAGTTATCTCTGAATAAATACTCCTTGCCACTATCAGTTAGACAACCAACCATAACCAATCTATTGTTAGATTCAAATGGGTCAAGATGTAGCTTACCATCTCTGTGTGTAACTGTATTCTCTACATCAAGTGTCAGTTTCATTTAATCTCTCCTTATGTTCAGTGAGATATATAACAGCATTTTTAAGTTTTGTCAAGCTATCTGAAAAACCACCTAACCCTGTATTACAATGATGACATATCCATCCTCTAAAAGTATTAGTGTCATGGCAATGGTCTAGTACCCAACTTTTCATTCTTAGTTGTCCATACTTAGACATTTCCTCAATACTTCTTTCACAGATAGGACATACGTAATCATCAGCAGGTGGTGCATTTTCTCTTCTTAACTTCTTTACTACACTCTTGTGTCCATTCTTACAAGACTTGCAAGTTCTCTTTATCTCTCCTGATTGCATTACACTAAATTGTTCTACAGGTTGCTCAATATCACATTTTATGCAAGTTATATAATTAGAATTATCCTCTTCTTGTTTAATTATATTACCAAATAAATCAGTGTCCATTACTGATACCTAGCAGTCACATAATCCAATTCACAATGTTCAACACCATGCCATCCTGATAACTTATTCTTGACTATATTTAAATGTCTAGCAGGACTTTCTTCTTCCCCACCATCAGGATTC